AATGCTTACAGTTGCTGGTTAGAGGGGACATGACGGACAAAAAAATAGCAGAGGCAATTAACATTTCACCGAAGACATTATGTGAGTGGAAAAAGAACTGTGAGGAATTTCAGAGAGAGTACAATAAGATGATGCGTTCTAATCTGCAGTATGCTGCACCAAAAGCATTTAGAAAGCAGATTAGATTGCTAGATTCTCACAATGATATGGTGGCTCATATGGCTGCTAAAGATATTATGGATAGAGCAGGATTTAATCCGATTGAGAAAATAGATGCTAATGTTAACGATTCTGTAAAGGATGAGCTTGCAGAGCTTCTTGCTCAGCGTAAGGCAAGGGGTGAGCCTGATGCTTCTAAGTGATAAGTATTGGGATTACATAGATACACCGGCAAGAGCAGAATTCCTTGAAGGTTCTACTGCATCAGGTAAGACAACAACGGTTGCTGTGAAGTTTATCATGAATGTAGCAGAATCAGATGCGAAGCTGCATGTTATAGCCGGTAATACAACAGGTGTTATTGAAAAGAATATAATCAATGCAGATATGGGATTACTTCAGATATTCCCTAATTTGGAATACTGTGGAAACGGTGATAAAGAGAATAAACTTCCACATATTAAATTCAAAACTGGCAGCAGTACAAAGATAATATATATTCTTGGTTACGATAATGCCAGCAAGTGGAAGAATGCCTTGGGTTCACAGTTTGGATGTGTGTGGGTAGATGAGTGCAATACAGCTAACATAGACTTCATACGAGAGATATTCGGACGTTCTGAATACTTTGTAGGTACACTTAATCCGGATGCGCCTACGCTGCCAATATATTCAGAGTACATCAATCACGCAAGACCGATTGATAAGTACAAGGCAGATGTGCCGGAAGAGATATGGAAGGACCTTAATGGCTGTGAGCCTATTAAAGGCTGGGTATACTGGTTCTTCACATTTGAAGATAACGTATCTATGACACCTGAGAAGATAGAACAGAAGAAAATGAGCTATCCTCCCGGTACCAAGATATATAAAAACAAGATATTGGGATTAAGAGGCAAGGCTACAGGTCTTGTCTTTTCTAATTTCTGCAAGAGACATGTTATTACAAAGGAACAGGCTAAGGCATTTATTAAGCGAGAATATGACGACAAGCAGACAGAATGGTTTGTAATATATACAAGCGGTCTTGATACGGCATATTCAACCAAGAGTCCTGATACTATTGCTATGTCCTTTATGGGAATAACCAACAAAGGCAAGTTGATAGTACTGGATGAAAAGGTATATAACAATGCGGCTCTTGATATACCAATAGCTCCAAGTGATACAGTAAGGAATTACATAGACTTCCTGGAGCGTAACAGAAAAGAATGGGGTGGAATGTCAAAGAATGTGTTTATAGATAATGCTGATCAGGCAACGATAACAGAGTTTGCCAAGTACAAGAGAGAACACATTGACTGCCAGTATATATTTAACAATGCGTATAAGAAAGTAACCATAATAGATAGAATTAACTTACAGCTTGGCTGGATGTCCTTTAATGACGAAAAGGGCAGAGAGCCAAGCTTTTATATTGTCGATACGTGCACGAATTACAAGACAGAGTTAGAAACGTATTCGTGGCTTGAAGATAAGGACTGTGAGCCTGAGGATGGCAATGACCATATGGTAAACAGCGTACAGTATGGTTGGATTCCTTATCGAAGCAGGATAGGTATAGAGAACAAGACATAATTCCAGATAGGAGAGTGAGAGAGGTGAACATATTTACAAGTATGGCAGAGAAGATAAAAACAGGAATAAGAACGTGGCTGCACATCCAGCCGGCTGTTAATGGATCCATAAGCATACAGGAAACTCTTGATTACGAGGGAAATGCCATAAAGAACAAGATATGGTACAGAGGTGAGAGTGAAGAATTGTCACAGCTATACAGCCAGATAGATGGTGACAAGACAAGGTTCTGGTCTGCATCCTGTACAATAGGTATGGAGATAAGAAAGATACACGTGGGTCTCCCTGCTATGTTATGCGATATGCTGGCCAGTATAGTAACAGATGATATGAATTTAATAGATGCTGGCAGCAGGCAGACAGAATGGGATAAGATAGCAGAGGAAAATGATTTCATTGAGCTTGTTAAGCAGGCAATAACAGAAACGCTTTATATCGGTGATGGAGCATTCAAGATATCGTTCGATACGAACCTTAGCAAGTATCCTATATTGGAATTCTACTCTGGTGATAAGGCAGAGATTATCAAGGACAGGGGAAGAGTTAAGGAAATAGTGTTTAAGACTGTGTATAACGTGCAGAGACAGGAATATGTATTACTTGAACATTATGGCATAGGCTACATACATTATGAGCTTACAAGAGGCGGCAGGGAATATGATTTAAGTGTTATACCGGAGCTGGCACATCTTAGTGATGTTACCTGGAATGACAAGTTTATAATGGCTGTTCCTCTTCTGTTTTATAAGTCAGCCAAGTATAAAGGACGAGGCAAGAGCATATTTGATGCAAAGATAGATAACTTTGATGCGCTGGATGAAGCATGGTCACAATGGATGGATGCCTTAAGGAGGAATAGAACAAAGGAATATATACCGGAGAATATGTTACCAAGGAATCCCCTGGATGGAAAAGTGCTAAAGCCTAATGCTTTTGATAATGCCTATATAAAAACAGATGGCAGCATGGCAGAAGGTACAGTTAATAAGATAGAGCTTGTACAGGGCAATATACCACACGAAAGCTATCTTGCAACATATATCACAGCGCTTGACCTTTGTTTACAGGGGATTATGAGCCCATCAACATTAGGCATAGATGTTAAGAAGCTGGATAATGCGGAGGCACAGAGGGAGAAAGAGAAAGCAACGCTTTACAGCAGAAATAACATTGTAGAGCGGCTTCAGAAGGTTCTTCCAAAGCTTGTTACAGCAACATTTAATGCCATAGACACGCTTAATAAGACAGCTATTAAGGATATAGATATTGATGTGACATTTGGCGAATATGCTAACCCATCTTTTGAAAGCCAGGTAGAAACAGTCAGCAAGGCTAAGCAGGGCGGTATTATGAGCATAGAGGCATCTGTTGATGAGCTGTATGGAGATACCAAGGATGATGAATGGAAGCAGGAAGAGATATCAAGGCTTAAAGCAGAACAGGGGATATCCGATATGGAAGAGCCAGCCCTTAATATGCAGGCAGATGGCTTCTCAGTTAATGGTGCTGATAACAGTTTCACAGGTTATGGTAACAAGTGAGGTAGCTTATGGCACTTAATACAGAATATGACATAGAGGAAGCCTTCCGTGCCATAGAAGATGAGCTGATAGCTTCAATGATGAGAAATCTCGAAGGACATAGGGCAGAAGAAATAGAAGAAGGATATAATTGGACGCAGTGGCAGGTAGAACAGCTTAAGGCGCTTGAGAAATATAAAGCACAGAACAAGAAAATGTTTTCGTCGAAGTTCAGTGATATCAATGATTCTATAGATGCAATGATATTTGCAGCCAGACAGGAAGGCGGAACAGAACAGGAGCAGAAAATATTAAGAGCATTAAAGAAAGGGTTGAAAGCATCTAAGGTGTCGCAAGGCGCTGAGGGTGCTTTTTTCAGACTCAATACAAGAAAACTTAATGCCCTGATTAAAGCAACGAAGTCAGATTTTAGCAGGGCAGAAAAAGCAATGCTTAGAATGTCGGAGGATAAATACCGACAGATAATATTTAACGCTCAGGTCTATGCGAATACGGGCGCAGGAACATATGAGAAGGCAGTTGATATGGCTACAAGAGATTTTCTTAAAGCTGGTATCAACTGTATTGAATATGCGAATAGTGCAAGGCATACAGTAAAAGATTATGCCAGAATGGCTATTCAGACAGCCAGCAAGCGTGCATATCTAACTGGAGAAGGCGAAATGAGACAATCATGGGGAATTAGTACAGTTATTATGAATAAGCGTGCTAATGCCTGTCCTAAATGTCTTCCGTTTGTTGGAAAGATTCTCATAGATGATGTGTGGAGTGGAGGTAAGGCATCTGATGGTCCTTATCCACTTATGTCTTCTGCAATAGCTGCGGGGTTGTACCATCCAAATTGCAAAGACGTACATACAACATATTTCCCTGAGCTGGATGAAGAGCCAGACAGTAAGTTTACCAAGGAAGAACTTGAGCAAGTTAAGGAAGATTACAAGCAGGACCAGAAGCGGCAATATGCAGGTAGGATGGTTGAGCAGTTCAACAGATTGTCGAAGTACTCACTGGATCCGGATAATAAGAAGATGTATGGGGTAAGAAAGGAACAGTGGGAGAATGTAGTTGCAAATAACCAGAAGAATGATATAATGGAATCAGACCTAAGTATATTTAAAAATAAGTTAAGAAATGATACAAATATAGATAAAGAATATTATAATATTCTTAAAGAAAAGTTTTCTCATGGAAATAAAGATGCAAAACACTTATTTGCTAAGTATGCAAGTGGAGATACAATAGAAACATCGTTGTTTGAAGGTACTGCACATTATAATACGAAAACTAAAAAAATATCCATGCACTATAGAGCTGATTTAGATAACTTACGAGGTACTGGTGCAACATGGTTTCATGAACATGGGCATTTGATAGATGATGCACTTGGAACAGTATCAAATGATAAACAATTTAAGGCATTACTTAATGAAGATGTTTACCAATATAGGATAAGATATGGAAAAGAGCATAATTTAAGAACATATGATAAAGTAGATAAAGCGATTAGTGGTGATTTGCAGGATATGCGTAAGCACTCGGCTGTATCAGATTTATTGGATGGATTAACAAGTGGAAATATTAGAGGTTGTGCTGGACATATGTATGATTATTGGGATAATCTTGAAAATATTACATCAGAAGCATTTGCTCATATGTTTGAAGCACAATTTGATAAAGTTCGATATGATGAAATGAAAAAATATTTTCCACAATCATTAGAATATTTTGAAAAGAAATTGAAGGAGGCAGCAAAATGATAAAGAAATTGAAAAAGGCACATTTACAATTTGTTATGCATTTTGATTATTGTCCTAACTTTCCGCCTAATCTGGATTTCAATCAGGAAGAATATGCTGAATTATTGTTGAAATGCATAGAAGATGATTTTGATTATACAATTGAGAAATATGGAACAGTAGTGCCAAAGAAAATGCCAAGACCAGAAATAATATGGGATTAACAGCCACCAGTCGAGAGATTGGTGGTATTTTTATACCCAATTTTAAGAAAGTGAGGATTTAGAAATGAAGGATTATATTGGAGTAAAAGTGGTGGCAGCAGAGCCAATGAGCAGGGGCGAATACAATGAATACAGAGGGTGGAAGATACCAAGTGACGAGAATCCAGAAGATGAAGGCTATCATATAAGATATTCTGATGGATATGAAAGTTGGTGTCCTAAGAAACAATTTAATGAAGCGTATAGAAAATGTGACAATATGACATTTGGAATTGCTATTGAGGCCATGAAAAAAGGTAATAAGGTAGCAAGAAGAGGTTGGAACGGAAAAGGAATGTTTGTTGTATATCAGAAAGCATATCCGAATGGAATCCCCTGCAATAAGCAAACAGCGGAAGCATGGGGGTTAAACGAAGGCGATTTGTTTATATGTAACCCATATTTTCAGATAAAAAATGTGGATGGTTCACATTCAATGTGGGTTCCAAGTATTAATGATTGTCTCGCTGAAGATTGGATTATAGTAGAATAGTCCAAAGTTGCACCAGTGCAACACAATTTAATATTAGTTATTAAGCACACATGGCAAATAAGCTGTGTGTGCCTATTTTTTTTATGCCCAAAACTTAATGGCACTAAACTTTAGGGAAATGGGAAATGCCGACGGGCGGTAAACGGAAGAAAGGAGATAGAGTGATGAGAAAGACATTACCTATGAATTTACAGTTCTTCGCAGAGGGCGGAGATGGTAACGGCGACCAGAACGCTGGAAGTAACAATAATGGACAGGCAGGACAGCAGGGTAATCAGAATAATCAGCAGGCGGCTGGTGTTGATTATGACAAGATACAGGCAATGCTGGATAATGCAACTGCCAAGAAAGAGAATGCTGTGCTTAAAAGCTATTTCCAGCAGCAGGGATTATCAGAAGATGAGATAAGTCAGGCTATTGCAACATTTAAGCAGAATAAGCAGCAGCAGACAGAACAGCAGCAGAACGCTAATGCTAATCTTCAGAATGAAGTGGCAGCAGCACAGAAGGTTGCTGAACAGGCTCAGATTGACCTTGCGGCTACAAAGGTAGCAATGACACTTGGCATAGAAGCTAAGACACTTCCCTATGTGCTTAAGATGGCTGATTTCAGCAAGGTAAAGGGTGTGGATGGAAAGGTGTCTGAAGATAATATCAAAGCTTCACTTGAGCAGGTACTTAAAGATGTACCAGCACTTAAGCCAAGTATGGAGAACAATGCTGGCTTCCAGATTGGTGCTCCTGGTAACAATGGAAATGGCAATCCGGGTAATGATGATGCGATAAGAAAGTTATTCGGATTAAAGCCAAAGCAGTAAAGAAAGGAATAGGATTATATGAATAATATTGAATTATCTACAATATACCTTCCAATACTTGATGAGGTGTATAAGGAAGGTGCAAAGACCTCAGTATTAGATGGTGATGAAACAACAGTAAGAAAAGGCAATAACGGTGAAATCAAGATTGCGAAGCTTGATATGGATGCACTTGGTGATTTTGATAGAAAGTCAGGTTATACAAAGGGTTCAACTTCACTTACATGGGAAACAGTTAAGTACGATAAGGAACGTTCACAGGATTTAAGAATTGACCGTCTTGATAATGATGAAACACTTGTACAGCCATTTGCCAAGTTATCAAGTGAATTCTTAAGAACAAAGGTTATTCCGGAAACAGATGCCGCGCGTATTGCTAAAATCTGTGGAACTAAGGATATAACAGTAAAGGAAGAGAATATTGAAACAGGAGCTGAATTAATAACAGCGTTAAGAGCTTGTGCTAATAAGATGGATGAGGATGAAGTTCCTATGGAATCACGTATTTTATTCATCACACCTACATTAGTTTCTCTTGCGGACGATATGGATACAACTAAATCAAGAGAAGTACTTAAGAGATTTTCTCAGATTATATCAGTTCCACAGTCACGTATGTACACATCAATAACCCTTCATGATGGTAAGAATTCATATGGATATGAAAAGACTAAGGCAGCTTATACATTATCAAAGGATACATCACCACAGCCGGGTAAGACTTATTACACAAAAGAAAGTGAGGGCAATTACAAGGCTGTTAGTAGTCCAAGTGGAACACAGGTTGAAAATTACGAGATGACAACTAAGCCGGCTAAGAATGTTAATTTCTTATGTGTAGAGAAGTCTGCAGCTGTAACAGCTATGGATCAGTATATTAAGTACTTTAGTCCAGATCAGGACCAGGATGGCGATAGTCATGTATTCAAGTATCGTAATAATAACCTTTATGGCCATGTATATGAGAATAAGACCGCTGGGGTATATGTATCACATAAGGATAATTAAGGAGGAATCATTATGGCAGATACAGTAATTGGATTGACCTTTGAACCAAAGGTTATTAGGTCAAAGAAAACAGGTAAGGCAAAGGAAGACAAGCCAAAGGAAGAGAAAGTAACAGCAGATGAACCAAAGGAAGATAGGACAGAATAGGCGGTGGTCTTATGGTATATGCAAGTAAAGAGCAGTACCTTAGTGAACATAGACTTATCCCGGATGAGCAGATAGAACGAAGATTAAAACAGGCGAGCCGGCATATCGACTCGCTTACTTTTAATCGTATAACATCAAGAGGCTTTGATAATCTGACAGAGTTCCAGCAGGCAATAATCATAGATGTATGCTGCGATATGGCTGATTTTGAGTATGAGAATGAAGATATGATTAATTGTGTCTTGCAGAATTATGCTGTAAATGGAGTATCTATGCAGTTTGGCAGCAGTTGGAATGTTCTTGTGCAGAATGGAATTGCTGTAAAACGAGATACATACCAGATACTTTGTCAGACCGGTTTGTGCTGCTTAAGTCTGGGGGTGTGAGTATGAAGTACCCATGTTTAATACTAAAGAGCATGTGTAAGACAGAAATACACCTTGAGATAGAACAAGAAGGCAGGAATGTCTATGGAGAACCTCTTGAACCCATTATTTGGGATGGCTTATGTAACTATCAGGACAGCGGTAAGACAGAATTAACAGTAGAAAAGGTGCTTATAAAGCTTGAAGGATGTGCTTTGATACCAGGAGATATTGCACCGGATCTTCCTGTTATTACTAAAGGTGATATAACGGTGTTCGGTGTAACAAGGCATATATACAAGGGTACGAAGTGCCGTAATCCGGATGGTACGGTTAATTATGTAAGATTGGATGTGATGTAATGGCTAGAAATGTGAAATCTACAGTGAAGCTTAATATGCCTATGGTAAGGAAGCTTACGGCAGCAGCAAAAGTGTCAGTTGCACAAACAGCAGAAGCAATACATACAGATGTTGTTCAGAGTCAGGTTATACCGAGGGATACAGGAGCATTACAAAATGAAAGCACATTTGTTGATTTATCTGATATAGGTCAGGGAAAAGCATATCTTGTGTCTAGTACACCATACGCCAGAAGGCTGTATTATCATCCAGAGTATAATTTCCATCAGGCACCATGGACTGATGATAAGGGCAAGAAACATGAAGGAAATGCAAATGCTAAAGGCAGATGGCTTGATGACTACATGAAAGGCGGTAAAAAGCAGGATTTTGCACCTAAAGCATTTGGAAAGTTTTATAAAAAGAATGCGGGGTTATGATGTTAGGATGTTAGGAATAGGTGATGTAAGAGACCTTATAGCAGGTCTTGGAATAGCGGCTGATGACCATGTATATTGTGGAAAGCTTGATGATAAGAAAGATAAGAGCATAGGTGTATACCATCTTAACAGGGGAGATAATGTTCAGATGGCTGTTGGAGGTATACAGAACAGCTCTTATGCTGTCAAATCCATAAGTATACTGATTCATTGGAATAAAAGTGTCAGGGAGACTGAAAAAGTCTCACAGGAGCTTTACGACAAGCTCAGAGATATGAAACACGTAAACATTAATGACACAAATATTCTGTTTACAGAAATGCTAGTATCAGCACCGATTGAGGTTGATACAGATGATAAAGGAATATTTGAAATGGTCATAGAACTTAAATTTTGTTATGAAAGGTAGGTAGAAGTATGTCACAGAATACAAAGATAGCTGGGTATAACCCGGAAGCTACACCATTAACAGGGGTTAATCCGGTACATAAAATTCAGTTTGGAGTATGTATAACTGGAAGAAAAAACACAGATACACCGGAAACAGTAGAAACTAAGATTGTAAAAGATGCAGAGAGCTTAAGTATATCTGTAGATGGAACCATTGAGGAATGGAATCCAATGGATCAGGCTGGCTGGGTAAGAAGGCTCATGACAGGTAAGTCACTTGGTATGTCTTTCGGCGGTAAGCGTAACTATGGAGATGAAGGAAATGATTATGTAGCAAGTCGATTTATGAAGACAGGTCAGGATTGCAATACATGGGTGTCTATTATATTCCCTAATCTTGATCAGCTTCTTGTACCTGCAGTAATCGATGTAAAATCTCTTGGTGGAGATGCTACAAGTATTGATGCGCTTGAATGGGATGCAAATTCGGATGGAAAGCCAACATATATAGCATATGTAGCAGCTTAAAGAAAGAGAGGATTTGAATAATGGCAAAGACAGATTTTAAAGTAATAGATATATCTATGAAGATTACGAACCAGTTACCTATGATTCGTATTACAGAGGATTTGGTTGTTACTGTTAATAACAGAAAGAGCACAATTCTCAACATACAGGCTATGGCACAGGAAGCAGAGAGCAAGGAAAACAAGGATGATATGGCATTTATGATTAAAGGCCTTGAAATGCTTGTTGGAAAGGATGCTTCAGATAAGATTGAGGCATTAGACCTTCCTATTCCTGAATATAAGGAAATGTATAATACAATCATGCAGGTTGCTATGGGAACATACGGCGAGGAGCAGACACCCTCAGCATGAGACATATTATGATATATGGGATGATTGGGAGCTGATAGAAGCCAGCTTCCTGTCCCAATATGGCATACGGTTGCGTACCGAAGACGATATGTCATGGTCAGAGTTCTGTTCGTTGCTTAGTGGAATAATGCCTGAAACACCCCTTGGAAGAATTGTGGGAATCAGAGCAGAAAAGGATCCTAAGGTTATAAAGGAGTTCACTAAGGAACAGAAGAAAATCCGTAATGACTGGATATTAAGAAGAAATAGAAAATTAATGGAAGATCATGCAAATTACAATAAGTATTGGAGTGACTTCCAAAATTGGGCTAAGACCGCTTTCTCTAAGTAGAAAGTGGTCTTTTTAAATGCCGGAAAGGAGGGAGTATGTCGGATGTAGTAGGACAGATAGCTCTTGAACTTGGCATAGACAGTTCACAGATAGTTAATCAGCTTACAGGTGCTTCCAATAAGGCAGCAAAGCAGGCAACATCCATCTTTTCTGGTATGGGAAAGAAGATAGCCGGAGCTTTAAGCATTGCAGCATTTGCTAAATTTACAAAAGACTGCATAGAAGTCGGTTCAAATGTAACAGAGGTACAGAATGTCGTAGATACAGCATTTGGAGATTTGAGCCGTCAAGCGGATTTGTGGGCTTCCAATGCCATGACTAACTTCGGTCTATCTGAATTATCTGCTAAGAAGTACATGGGTGTATTTGGTCAGATGAGTAATGCTATGGGTATTACAGGACAGGCTGCACTTGATATGGCAGAAGATGTTACCGGATTAACAGGTGATGTTGCATCATTTTACAATTTGAGTACAGATGAAGCATATACAAAGCTGAAATCCATCTGGACAGGTGAAACAGAGACACTTAAGGACTTAGGTGTTGTAATGACTCAGACGAACTTAGACCAGTATGCACTTAATAATGGCTTCGGTAAGACTACAGCAAAGATGACAGAGCAGGAAAAAGTAATGCTTCGTTATCAATATGTTACTAGTGCACTGTCCAATGCCACTGGTGATTTTGTTAAGACACAGGATTCCTGGGCGAATCAGACAAGAATACTTACATTAAGGTTTCAGCAGTTAAAGGCTAGTCTTGGTAAAGGCTTCATAGCATTGTTTACACCTATTCTGCGTGGCTTTAACAACTTGCTGGCAGGATTACAGAAGGTTGCGGATGGCTTTTCCAGCTTTGTGCAAATGCTCACAGGAGCAGATGTATCAACCTCTATGGGTTCGATAAGTTCGGATATAGCTGGTATAGGAGATGATGCATCTAGCGCAGCGGATAATGTAGGTGATATAGGAAGTGCAGCCAAGAAGACTGCTAAAGACATAGAAAAGTCGCTTGCAGGCTTTGACCAGATAAATAAGCTGACAGAGCCAACAGATGATAGTTCTGATTCAAGCGGTAGTACAGGTGGAACATCTTCAGGAATCGGAAGTGTTGACCTTGTACCAGATGTGAGTGGAAGTACATCTAATGCAACATCTGCAATTAGTGATTTTGTAAATAAGGCAAAGAAAGAATTAGATAAACTCCGCAAATGGAGTGTATCGACATTTTCTCCATCTATGTCAAAAATATGGGATGGACTTACAAAAAATACAGATACAGCCAAGAAAAACCTAACAAGTGCGTTTAACGATATAAAAGCATTAGGACCGCCGTTGTTAAATTATTTTAATGGTCCATTTACAAATTATCTTGTAACATGGGTCAACACTAATGGCAGTATATTAAATGGATTATTTGATAGCTTTAATACAGTCTTTTCGGATGTATGGAATAAAGCAGCATATCCTATACTTGCAAATTTTGTTTCTGTTGGATTACCAATGCTGACGGATTTTGCATCCCAGACGTTATCTTTAAATGGAACAATATTTGATACATTTAAAGCATCTTGGAATTCTTTATGGAGCGAAGGTGTAAGTCCAGCCATTGAATCTATATCAAATGTATGGATTGGCTTGGTTAATACAATGGCAGGTGCATGGAACGAATGGGGAGAGCCGATATTTACTGGGATAAAAGCGGCTGTTAAGACTACCGGAGATGTATTCTTAGACATTTGGAATAATATGCTTCAGCCAGTCTGGGAGAATGCTTTAGATGTAATTGATAGAGTATGGAGTGAACATTTACAGCCATTACTTGCTAATTTTCTTGATTTTGTCGGTGAAGTGGTTACATGTGCTACGACAATATATAACAACTTTATTGCACCTGTAGTTGGATTTTTATCTGAACTATTAGGACCAATATTTATAGCAATATTTGATTCTATAGGAAATAAGGTTGGAGTTGTCGTTGGAACCATAGCTGATTTAATGAACGATACAATTACTGTATTTAAAGGAGTTATACAGTTCATTAAGAGTGTTTTTTCTGGCGATTGGGAAGGTGCTTGGAATGGTATAGTTACGGCTTTTGATGGCATATTTAGCGGAATTGCTGAAATTGCAAAAGGTCCTATTAATATGGTGATTGGCTTAATTAATGGATTACTTTCAGGAATGCAGAGAGGAATTAATGCTGTTGTAAAAGGTGTAAATAAATTAAGCTTTAAAGTACCAAACTGGGTACCGGGTATAGGTGGCGAAGATTTTGGATTCCATTTACCGGAAGCCGACTTCTCCAAGATTCCATACCTTGCACAAGGTGGATATGTTAAGCCAAACACTCCACAGCTTGCCATGATTGGCGATAACAGGCATCAGGGCGAAGTTGTAGCACCTGAGGATAAATTACTTGATATGGCACAGAAGGCAGCTGCCATGGCATCCAGTGCAGAACTGCTGGCAGAAGCCATAAGTATTCTTAAACAAATACTTAAGATACTGGAGACACTGGACCTTGATATACAGCTAGATGGAAAGATCCTAAAAAAATATGTGGTTGATAAGATTAACGAGCATACAAAGCAGACAGGAAAATGTGAGATTATAACTTAACAAGGATGTGATGAATTGATACTGAGATGTGACGGGCAGGAGCTTCCGGCTCCTGTGTCCATCAAGGTGGATGATGAGATTATATGGTCTTCTTCTACAGGACGAGCACTTGACGGAACAATGTTGGGTGATGTTGTCGCTGAAAAGAAGACCTTATCTATTAATTGGGGAATATTGAAGGAAGATGAGATGGCACTTATTAAGAACAAACTCATCGCCGGATTCTTTCCAATAACATTCCATGACGATGGACAGGATATAACAATAACAAGCTATAGAGGTACATTGAGTAAAGAGGTGCTGGGTGATATAGGGGACGGTAACTATTACTACAGAAGTGCCAGTGTATCTATAATACAACAGTAAGGAGCAGAACATGAAAAAAACAATGACTATTAAACAGATTGATAATAGTGCAACAATGCTTAAGAATTTACAGGGCTTAAGAAAGCATTGGCCTGTAAAAGTAAATTATGCAATTGCAAAGAACCTTAAGACATTGTTAGGAGAAGTAGATATTTTTGTTACACAGAGAACTGAAGTAATACAGAACAATGTGCTTAAAGATGAAAATGGGAATGCTGTCATGGACGGAGATTCTTACCAGTTCCCAGAAGGTAAAGAGCAGGAAGTTGTAAAAGAGATTGATGAGATGTACAACATGGAAACGGATGTTGATGTACATATGATTAAGATGGAAGACATATCTGTATGTGATTCTGACAGCAGATACGATGGAACTACATTAGAGGATATTGCAGCCATTGAATTTATGATCGAGGATTAAGCCTATGTATAATAATGTATCAGAGCAGTTTGCAACAACGATTAGATCACCATCGCGGACATTTAACCTGCGATTAAAGATAAATGGTAAGTGGATTGACGCTGGCTTTAAAAAGATGAGCTATGAGACCGCTTCCACATCTGATGAGGGTATACAGATAGGTTCGGCTGTTGCAGCTAAGATAGAACTGACAGTAAAAAGAATAAATGAGTTGTTTGAAAACACAGAGATTCCTATAGAGATAGGATTGAAACTGCCAAGCGGAAAGTATGAGTATATTCCACTTGGCTTTTTTACTGCAGAACATCCAACACTTGACCAGGCAACCACAACATTTACGGCTTACGACAGAATGATGAAGACCACAGGTGTATATGTATCTGAATTGACATATCCTGCAAGTGCAGAATCTGTTTTAAAAGAGATAAGTAATGGATGTGGCGTTCCCTGTAATGTATCTGGCTTGAATGGAATAACTATTGATACTGCACCGGTAGGATATACCTATCGTGAGGTTATCGGATATATCGCTTCTTTAGCTGGAGGTTTTGCCTGCGTAGACAGAACCGGCACAATTGTTATTAAGTGGTATGAGGATAATGGCTATACAATAAATGAATCCCGGATAATGACATTTGAAAAGAATGAGAGTGATTACCATTTAGATTATCTCACGTGTAATGTTGACAGTAATACTTCTTTTACATCAGGAATTGGAACTTTGGGAATAACATTTGATAATCCACTTATGACGGAAGAAAAACTTAATTCTGTACATAAGAAAGTAAGAGGATTTGCGTATAGAGGTGCAAGTTTAAAGACGCTGGGAGACATTCGACTGGATCCATGGGATATTGTAACTGTTGAAGAATCAGGGGAGACTTATAAGATTCCGGTTATGAATATAACACAGGAATATGATGGCGGTCTTGCTATGACTATTACAGCTTATGGCAAAACAGAAACTGAAACAGAAACAGATTATAAAGGACCATCTGCTAAGCTTGCAGAACGAATATATGCGGAAATGATGCTTACTAAGGAACTGGTTGCTAAAAAGGTAGATGCAGAATGGGTTAAGGCTAATACTGTACAGGCAGAAACGGTAGTAGCTATAAATAATGAACTAGAGAATATCCGGAATAATTATTTGAAATCTAATATTGCGGAGATTAAATACGCAACGATAGAAAGCCTTAAAGGTGTTTCCGGAGAATTTGAGAAGTTCAAGACAAATGATTTTACTGCAATAACAGGAAAGGTTAATGATCTAACTGTTGGGGTAGAGAAAGTAAATACTCTTATGTTTGGTTCTGCAAGTGGTGGAAGTCTTACGACAGAGTTTTCCAATTCAGTTATAAGCCTTATAGGTGATGCACAGATAAAAAGCGCAATGATAGAAAGCATTGATGCAAAAAAGATAACATCACTTGATGTAAACACTACAAGCGTGAATATACACAGTGAAAGCGGATTGTCACGTTGGAAAGACAACACAATTGTAATCAGCGATGGAACACGCACACGAGTTCAGATTGGAAAAGATGCAAATGCTGATTATAATATATATGTTTGGGATAAAGCAGGTAATCTGATGTTTGATGCACTTGGACTTACTGAAAAAGGTGTTCAGAGAGAGATAATCCGCAACGACATGATAAAAGAAGACGCTGATATATCAGCAAGCAAGCTTGATATCGGCAGCCTTTTTGATGTTATTAATAACGACGGAAGTCACACGCTTAAATCTAGCAAGATATATGTTGATAGTGATAAACAGACGCTCGATGTTTCTTTTAAGGCAATAACTACTAAAACAGACACGGCAGTTACAGCTGCAAATAAGGCAGAACAAAATGCAGGTATGGCGCTTTCTACAGCAAATTCAGCAGACACAAAAGCACAAAGTGTTATAAATCGTGCTAATGCCGGAGAATTTAAAGGCGCTGATGGAAAGAACTTCAATTGGAATCTGATTAAATATGATTATATTGAAGCATTTGCGTCAGAAATTGATAAAAGTGAGTATATAAAGAATGGCAAAGTAATATGCGAAGGAACTGATGTAAATGCTGGCATTAAAATCGATTCTGTTAATTGTTATGAGTCATCTACTCAATATGTTCTGAGTGGGTATGTCACAATTCTCAGTAAAACATGCATTAATTTTTTTATATACAATGGGAAAAAGCATACTTTCATTTCTTTTTCAATAGATGGTAAAAGTTATGCAAATCCATTAGATATTATTACAACGGATGCAGTTCAAATTTTAAACGATGGGAAATCACATTTTTTTGAACTTAGATTTCAGACAGCTAATGATATGCCAGCCGACGATAATACTAAAGTGACATACACATATATTCAGCTTAATAAATCAAATCAGACTAATATACGATATCAGATTGTTGGCTTAAAACTTGAAAAAGGAAATAAATCAACGGATTGGTGTCCGGCTAAGGAAGATTTAAAAGGCGCAACTGGAGCAACAGGAAAAGGAGTTTCTGCAATTACTCCGCAATATTATCTGTCTACTTCAAACACAACTCAAAGTGGTGGTTCGTGGAGTAATACAAGACCTTCATGGTTTGCAGGAAGATATTACTGGATGAGAGACTATATACAGTGGACAGATGGCAGTGTTACAGCATCCGCCCCACAGCTTGCGACAGACCTGAACAATCTTTATTCCTCATTGCAGACGGTAACTAATACAGTATCTTCACAGGGAACACAGCTATCTACAGTACAGGGACAGATAAGTTCTAAAGTGTGGCAACAGGATATAACGACAGCTGTAACTAATCTGCAGATTGGTGGAAGAAACCTGTTAACTGGTTCCGCAGGTTGGACTAAAGCTAATCCAGCAAAAAGTACAAATGCAGCAGATGCATATGCATATATTGGTGGAAAAGTATATCTTGAAAATGGTAAAACATATACTTTGCAAGCGGTTAGCGATTCCGTATGGGCTACAGGGCATGGTGGTCAAACTGGCAAAGCAACGATATGGCTTCATGGTTTAGGAGATGGATTTCACAGAGTATTTTGTGGAGATGGTAAAACATCGGGACGATATACATGGACATTTGTTCATACATCAGCAACTCAGAATTGTGAAATAAGAATCAACGGTTATAGCAAAGTTACAAGCTTCTGGGATATTAAAATAGAATCGGGCAACAAAGCTACAGACTGGACACCAGCACCAGAGGATATTGACGCGAATATCTCTTCTGTAGAAGGTAAAATAACAACGGTAAGCAATCAGTACACAACGCTGAATCAATCGCTTGCAAGTCTTAAAGCCACGGTTAACAGTAACACGACAGCAATAAGCAAAAAAGCGGATAATAGTACAGTTACTGAAATTAATAATAGAGTAACAACATTAACGGCAGATTTAAGTGGCATAAAGCAGTCTATTTCAGCAACCTATGTAACTAAAACAGAATACGCAAAAGAAATAGACTGGCTTGGAGACAACATAAATAATGTTGATGATAAAGCCAGTGCGGCCCAGGATTGGTGTCAAACCATAGAGGACAATATAACAGACCATTACTCTACAACTGTACAGATGAATAACGCGATTACGCAAGCTGTTAGTGCGGAAAGTAACAGTATTAAGCTTGAAGTATCAGGAACTTATGCAACTAAAAACGATACAAATAATCTTCAAATCGGTGGAGTTAATAGGTTCATAAAGAGTACTGCAACCATTAATAAGTATATAACAGCCACTGGCACAATAACAGCTGGTGGGAATTACTGGGATTTAACGGACTACATTGATGTATCACAGTGGACACATTATATAGCAAGTGGATGGACTAGTCTAGGAAATGCCCCAGCCACATGCTTCTACGATAGCAATAAGAAATTTATCAGTGGTGTTGCTGGCAATAATACTTCTGCAAGACATTCATTACCGATTCCAACAGGCGCGGCGTACATGAGATTTAGTTATGCACATGTAGATACAGATAAGCTAAAAATAGAGAAAGGTACAAAAGCTACAGACTATTCACCGGCACCAGAAGATGTTAATGCTAAATTTAACAATTATGCAACAACGGCAAGCCTGAGTGCATATATAGCAAAAACAGATACAGGAGCATTAAAGAGCTGCATTGAAGCAATTGCAGACGATATTAACTTAACTGCTGGCGGTTCTATTAATATTAGTGGCAACAAGAGTGTTAATATCAGAGGTAATACTTTTTCTCTGGATAGTTCGGGTACAAAAATTTCTAACACCGGATATCTTCAAACTGTCAATGCAAAGCTTGGCGAATGGAATGTAGATAGTAAAGCAATATATTGTGAGACAGCAGACAAAGTGTATACAGCTTATCTACAAAATCCAGACTATGTTGTAGGAAACACAAGAGAAGATGCATGGGTATATTCAGTTCAAAAAAATGGAATAGCGACATTCTATGTAACAAGCGAAGGAGATTTGTATTGCAGATGCTTTTCAACGCCTTACACAACGTATCAGCCGAATTACAGGTGGGCAACATATGAAAACAACTTAAATACAACGTTATTTATAAGAACATTCCATGGGCCATGTTTAATAATCGCAAATGTAAGCATATGGACAGATGATACAAGTGATTATGGCACAATAAAATGTGGATTGTATTTGGACGGATATTGCGTAACAGAAAATCAACATAGATTAGAGACGACAAATGCAATAGAATTATCAGCAGGGGCGACATATGTATGGTATTTTAGTGACAACGAAGCACATACGCTATCGGGAATAGGTGGAAGCACAAAGAATGGAAAAAAGACAATAACGTACTCTGTACAGGCACTATTTAATAATGATGTTGGATGGGGTACAGGGCAATAATAAATCCGCACAGCGGTAGAAAGAGGTAAATTATGGAAATACAGAAAAATGTAACATTAAATGCATCTATAACAGCAAAGGTAGATGAAAGCGAGACAAATGTTGTTAATATGTATGCAAACATACCACAGCAGGGACAGCCAACGGTAAGTAAGACAGTTGTTAATGTTAAAGGCTATATCGCAAATAAGAAGGCGTGCGATGCAGATGTTGCAACATTTGAAGCAGAAGTATATAAAGCAATAACTGAAAGACAGGAATAAAAAGTTAAAGTTGCACTGGTGCAACGGAAAGGATAAATATGGAAAAATTAAAAGTGATTGTAACAGCGGTGTGGAGCATTATATTAAGTGCTCTGGGAATCTTAGCAGTTCCAGTGTTATTACTGGTAACATGTAATCTAATAGATTATTTCACAGGTGTTGCAGCGTCAAAATTCAGGAAGCAGGAAATTGACAGCTACAAAGGAATAAAAGGAATTGCAAAGAAAATATGTATGTGGCTTTTGGTAGGAGTTGGTGTGATAATAGACCAGCTCCTTTCTTATTCTGCAGGAGTTGTAGGAATAACATTACCTTTTACATTTCTTGTAGCATGTGTCGTAGCAATCTGGCTTATATGCAACGAAATCATAAGCATATTAGAAAATATCAATGACATTGGAGTAACACTTCCACCATTTTTGCAGCCAATAGTGAAGAATCTTAAGTCACAGGTAGAAAAGAAAGCAGATATAGAAGAAAGAGAGGATAAGTAATATGAGAACATTTCCAGTGATTAGCACAAAGTATGAGCATGTAAACAACTTTATTAACACTCTTGCACCAGTGGTGTGCAATGCATGGATTAAATACAGAAGAGAAGAAAAGAAAACAATAAGCCCAGCTGTAATTCTTGCACAGGCTGCTAAAGAATCTGGTTGGAATTTAGGGGCTGCTTCACTTTTTGGAATTAAGGGAAGCGATGCAGAATATGATACAACAGAGTACATAGATGGAGAATATGTAAACATTAAAGATTCCTTTGAAAAGTATCCTGATGTAATGGGTGCTGTATATGGATATCTTGATCTGATGCAGTGGAATAATTATGATGATGCAACAGCAGCAAATACAGTCGAAGGAGAGCTTTATGGTCTTACAAATGCTGTGAACAATACAGACAGAGATGCAGAAGGCAACTGGGTTGGATATAATTATGCAACTGCTCCAGATTACTATGAGACAACACTTGCTATTATTAACGACTTTGACCTTAGAGCATTTAATGATTATGTATGGTCTGTTGTTGATGAAAAAGATGATACAGAAGAGATAGAACAGCCTTCAGAAAAACTTAATGAGAGTGTTATTGATGCAATTTACCGTGGTGAGTACGGTGATGGAGAAGAACGCAGACAGAAGCTCGAAGCTGCAGGTTACAACTATGCAGATTATCAGGCCGCCATGGAAGCTAAGTATTATCCTAAAGAGGAAAGCGAGGATGAGCCGGCAGAGGAAGCACCACAGGAGACAGAAGAAAGAACGGCAATAGTAGAACCAAGAGAAGGTTTCTGGCAGGTTGCAGAAAGAGCATTAGGAGATGGTACAAGATATCTTGAATTAGCAGAGTTTAACGATATGGATATTAGT